ATGACCAATGACACAACGAAAAAGGCCCAACCCGCCAAAGCGGCCGTGACTGACGGGCCCTACGACGTCATCTACTTCGCGAAGAAACACCGCATTTCCAACGAAGATGCCAAAGGCATCATCGAAAAGCACGGCGCCAATCGCAAAGAGGCTGATAAGGCCGGCCGGCGCATCAGCGTCTGAAGCCACGCAAAGGACGCTGTAACACTTTGGATCGACGCATCGTGCTTTCGAAATCGATTCCGATTTTCGGGCCGATGCGTTAGCCGCCGCTGGCGTGCATCTGCTTTCGATGCCACGATGCAACATCAGCGGACGAATTAACCCTACTGGCTTACCTTAATATCAGCATGCGCTTGAATACGTCGGGGCCTATGCCATCGTAGCTTCAGGAAAACATTTCTGGTTCCTGAAGCAGCTCGCCGGAACCGTTGCCTGCCTTTCCGTGGAAAGACAGGCTTCCATGCATAGGGGCCGAGCTCAATCAAAATGGAGGGTATGCCATGAACAATGTCTTGGAATTTCGTGCAAAATGCCCGCATGTCGAAAGTCTCTCCGACTGTCGGGAAGCGCTTGAGCCGGCCGTCATGAAAATCGTCAGCGACGCCATCGGCAAGGGATATACGGCCGCTGAAGCCGCCATGGTGGTTGCCGATATCGCCGACGATTACATCCTCATGCTGTCGCGGCGCCCACGGCATTGATACGCTTCGCTGGCCCGCACCTGTGCCTTCGTGGGCCAGCGCAGGTGCTGAGGTCGACGCGGACCGGGGCGTCTTCGAAGGCGGGAACTTCGAACATCCAGCTGACGAACGACCGCTGCATAACTCCTTAAAAGTTTTGCTGCGTCCTTTGAGCGCCTTAAAAGACGCGCGGCGCTGCAATGACCTTGCCCGCTGGCGAAAGCTGGGAGCAAAGCGCCTCTCATCGTGCTTGCATCAGTGGACCGCGCAGCAACTGCAGGGGTGCAGTGGTACAGGAGACGAGACCTGCCGCGCGATCCGCCGGCAAAACCCCTGATCTTGTCGGAAGTTCCCCGGCAGAAATGCGACGCCACGATCCCGGAAATTCCGCCGAGGGATCATCGACAACCTGCCCGGGCACGTTGCGACCGTCACACCGAGAAGCTCCCGCCGGGCGAAAACCGACAGGCACATCGCAACGCCAACGAAAAACCCCGCCGGAGCGGGGCTTTCAGCGGATCCAGGTGGAGCAAGCCGAACATTCGGCCCACGTCTTAAACAAGATCGATCACTTCAAAACCCAGCAAAAGCACCTCTTTCGCGAGCGTTCACGGCGCTGCTCTGTTCCGGTCAATCTTTGAATCATCGCCGTAATGTAGCGTGTAATGATCACGTGCGACGTCTTCCGCGGCCCCTTCCCCACCTAACGCCACCTTGGCTGCCGCGGCGGAGCATTGGCCTGGATTTCATGGAGCGGCGCCCGAGAGCCCAGGAGCTTCTTCAGCTTCTTCTCCTCTGCCGGGCCGATCCCGAACTTGCGGCAATGTTCGGCAACATCGTGCTCTCGCGGGCCGGGAATGCGAACTTGGCGATTGTTCATGGTCTTCATGACAGTTTCCTCCTGAGAGGAAAACCAGCAGGCGGCCGTTTTGTTCGTTAGTGATGCCTAAAATTTAAGGGTTTGCTTGCTTCGGTTTGGGGCGAGTGAGAAAATGCCGGTCTGCTGGCGTTGTGTGGCTAGCCCTCATGCCAATGATCGAAAATCCGCCGAGGCGGCGTGGTGCAGTCAAGGAGCCAATCGGTCATGTCTGCTTGAAGAGCACCTGTCTTTCTCTCCAGAGATCACAGATCGAGCCGATCAATTGATCTTCAACCAATGCCGAAGCGCCGCCACCGCGCCATCGCTCGCATAAGCGATCATCCCCCCAATCGTCAGTCCCGCAAAGGCAATCAACCCCGATATTCCGTAACCGATCGTTTTCATCCGCTTCCACTCTTCAAGCGCCGGCCCGACCGAGTCGTGGTTCTTCTCGACAGTCTCCTTGAGGGTTTTGATTTCCTCGCGGATCTGAGCGTCCGCGCCGCCGCTGATCGCCATCCTGGTGTCGAGATGGGCAATCTGCCTGGCCTGCTCGTCGAGCCGCTTGTGGATCACGGCGCGGCTGTCATGGGCCCTCACCTTTTCGTCGCTGACCTCCTTGCGCAGAAGCGCGACGTTGTCCTCGATGCCCGTCAGTCTTCCCTCGACGCGTCCGAGAGCGCGGAGAATATCGTCATTCGATGTCATCTCTCTCAGTGCTCGCCTAGGGGTAAAATTTCAGCTTTTCGGATTGCGGCAAGCGGCTGACAAATCGCAAGATCCCTTGCAGCGTCGGATGGACATAAGACGAGACATCGAGGTTCATGCCGTGGGCCAGCAGCGCGGCATTGTCCTGGACGTTGGTGGCAAATATCTCCTGAACCTTATAGTCAGCCGTCCCGTCGCCATTGTCGATGCGGCCATAGGTGTTTCTCGACGTCCATTGACCAGGCTGATATTCGAACATGATGCGGGTGCCGTCCGGCACTGAAGCCGGCAGCTTGATCGTGTCCCACGTCGTCACGCCGTCCTGATTTCCAGGATGCCCGACGACGTTTCCGAGCGGAAACATTTCAGCGGCCGGCGACTTCGTCGGATCGATGTCCGTCGTGAAGGCGAGCAGCTGATCGATGACCTTGGCGTAACGAGAACTCGCCTTGATGGTGTTGTTCACCGTCGCCAAGGTGGTTGTCCATAAGGCGGGAACGGTATAGCCCGCGACCGTCCGGCCGCTGTCCGACGAAGGGGTCATGGTCGGAATTATGGTGACGCCGACGACATGGATGCCCGCCCCATAGCGCGTCTTGACGCGGTCGACCAAGCCGAGCTTGGCGTTCGACCATGTGCTTGCCGTGGCGCTGTTATCGTTGCGGCCGGACTGGTCGAGAACGAACGTCCAGATATTCTTGCCGCCGTTGTATGTGTCCCGGATCGCGTCGATCATGGCCCAGCGCTTGGTTGCCGACGTCGCCAGTTCCTGCACCGACTTCGAGCCGGGGACGCCCATGACGAGGGGTATGATACTGCCCCATAGCGGATCTCGTGCATCAAGCCAGCGCAGCCACATGCCCATGTTGCGCCTGGCATCGGCCGTGGCGGCAATCTCCTGGCGCTCGATGAGGCTATCGGACAGGACCATCGGAACCGGCCGGCCGTCCCACCCCTTGGCCAGAACCATTGCAGGGCCATAGGCAAGAGGCTGCGAGTTGCTCTCATTGCCGACCGTATTATAGAACGTGTCGCGGGCTGGCGTGCTCGCCGCGTTCGCCAGGGCCAGCGCCCGAATCGACGTCAGATCGGTGGCGGCCCAATATTTTTCGCCCCGATGGCGCTGGCAGCGATAGCCGCCAATATAGGTCTGCCCGATCGTACCGTGCCACACCGTTCGGATGCCGAAGACAGACCAGGCCGGCAGGGCGCTTGGCAGCGTCACCTGCCCGTAGACAATGCCGGTCGACGCCGTGACGGTCGCGGCCGCGTTGCCGCCGAAGAGCACCGGGTATTCCGTGCCATCCGGGTGAATGAAGAACACCTCATCGATCGCAATATCGGCATTCGGCAAGATCGTCTCCTGCGGCGCAAGGTTGCCCTCCGTGCAGCCGAAACCCACAAAGGGAATCAGGAAATCGTTGGTTTCGTAATCAGGTGAGCCGAAGAACAGCTTTGAACATTGATAGTTCAGGTCGGCCGCGTAAGTTTGCGTGAAACCCGCCGGCCAACGGGTGCCGGTGGCGGCCGGCATATAGCGGCTGGCATCCGGCACCCATGGCGGGGGCGCAAGGTCAGCTCCGCCCATCGGGTTCGTCAGGGCAAGCGAGATGGCATTCATCATCGGCGTGTTCCATATCTGCTGGTGAGGTCGTCGTAGAATTGAATGGTGCGCCCCTGGCGGGCGTTGGCACGGTCGAGCGCCTGGCGCTCGCGGGCAAGGATGGCGATGACAGGCTCGCCCTCGACGACAGGCGTATGCGCTTCCTGGCGGCGGAGATCATCCGGCAGCGGCGGCAGAGCGACGCCCGCCGCCGCCTGCCCTGTCGTCACCGCCGCCTTGTTCAAGCGCTCAGTGGCGGAGCAGCCACTGACGATCAGCAGCAGTGACAGCGCAAGCGCGGTTCTTTTCCGAAAGCTGAAGTTCATAAGATTGGATCTCGATTTCGAGTGTGTCTTTGGCGGCCTGCTCGGCGGCCTCGGCGGCCGCGAGACGCTTGCGGTGCTCTTCGCCGGCCTTAGCCGCCGCGTTGCGCTGGCGCTCCATCTCGGCAGCCTGGGCCTCGGCTGCGGTCTTTTCGGCAACGAGGATATAGCCGGCGCGCGCCTGCCTGGCCGCCGAGGGATAGCCGATCGAGACGGCATAGAGGTGATAGAGCATCAGGCCGGCGGCGATGCCGGCGCCCATCTTGAGCGTGTCGAGGATGGAGAACATCAGACGCCCTCGAGGCAGAAGGCGCGCTCTTTCTGCCGGCGCCGGGTCAGGCCCGGAAAGACGATGCCGGCGGCGCGATTCCACTTCAAAAGCGCCTCGCAGCCTTCGGCCGCCCTGCCCTCATTGATGAGCCTGACCGCGCTCGAGCCGCAGGCCGCCTTGATGCCGACATTGTAGGCAAAGGAGGTCAGCGCCACGAAGCGGGCATCCGGCAGGGCGACTCGCACACAGCTTTCGATGCCGCTCGCATAAGTCTGCAGTTCCAGCGCCAAGAGCGCCCTGCACTGCTCCACCGTCTTGCGGTCCCCCGGCTTCACGCCATTGGTGCTGCCATAACAGATCGTCCACGGCTTCCCTTGCGTCGCCGGATCGGGATAGGCATTCTGGCGCAGCCCCTCGAACGATCCGACAAGCGCCACGGCCATGGCCGCGGCGGCACTACCCTTCTGCAGGCGGTTTGCCATTCAGATCTCCTGAGATTTGCTGCTGAACGAAGATGCGGGCGATGATCGCTGCCGCAGCGAAGAGCCCCGATGCCGTGGACATGGCGAGCTGTATGTAGAGGTTGCCGGACACCCAGCTGGCAGCGACGACGTTGGTGACGGGCTCAACGACGATGAAGAGCAGCCCCAGCGCCACGAGGCGCACCGACCAGGCGCGCCTCAGCACGGCGCGCCAGTTATGGACGAGCATGGAACGTCTCCGATGTTTGGAGGGGTTAAGCCGTGATCAGGTTCCGAAGGCGACGAAGAGCAACAGCCGCAGCGGCGTGCCGTCGATGTTCATGAAATCGCCTCGTTGAGGTGGATAAGTTTTGTGGAAGGTTGCAAATCTCCGCAGCCGGAGTCATTCATGCGGCGCTGGTCAAGCGGTAAGCCCTGCTAAAGCATTTGCGAATATTCTGCCCAGAACCACGAGGCCTGCCGAAGGAGGAAAGCGAATGCGTGTCTTCGTTCTGACTTTTGTTCGTCTCGGACCTGCTTTGGTCTATGCCATCGGTGCGGTATTTGCCGCCAGCATGCTACTGCTGGCCATGTATCCATCACGCCCGTTTGCTTGGGCGCTGTACCTGACGATGCTGCCGGTGTTGCGCTTACCTCTTATGTTACTTAGCGCGGCGGGGATGGGGGCGTGGGAACTTCTCATTGCGTTTGCGTCAATGGCGATTTTCGGCGTCTATCTTGCTTTTCATCCGAAACGGTTTCTTAGGGCACGCTTCGTTCATGCCCATGTTGCGCTGCTTGGGCTGGTGCTTGCCAATGCCGCTGCAAGCACAGCAGAAGCAGGTCGCAGTGGGGCGTCACTCCCCGCCGGTTATATCGACTGGTCACTGCCGTTGCCTACAGCGCTGCTCGGAACCGCGTTGATCGTCGTGGCCGCCCTCGCCTGCCTTTTCACTCACGCCGAGATCATCCGCCGCATCCGCATCCGGGCCAGAATTGATCGGCTGCTGGCGCATCGCGTGTCGTTGCATTGACAGACGCCGACGGCGGCGCGTCGGTGTAAATCACATCCCCAATAGTTGGTATTCACCAATTTAGCCGGTTGCGATTGCCATTTTCCGCAACCGTGCGAAGATGCGTTCAAACAACGTGGGGGTACAAATGAGCAATCGACACTTGATTATTACAGATGTCACCGGCCGGATTGGTATCTGTTCCTATTCAATACTAGTTGTATGGACCAAGATTGCGCGGACGATGACGACCGGCGACTATCCGTCCCGGGGCGTCGTATTCCTAATAGCTGAGATCGCTGCGATCTTATTTATCGGCATGATGTGTGTCGTGACCTTAACGAGAATGCCCCAAGTACGGTCTGCGCGCGGCGTTGAACCATACCTGACGGCGATGGCAGGCACCTTCCTCTTCCTGCTGATCGCCTTCCTGCCTCCGCCAATGGTGTTGCCAGATACTGTGCGCCTTGCCGCAATGGTTTTGATGATCATTGGCTTCGTTTCATCGGCATATATGCTTGCGATCCTCGGCCGCAGTTTCAGCATAGCACCGGGTGCAAGAGCTCTGGTCACAACGGGGCCATATTCCATCGTCCGGCACCCGCTCTATCTGACCGAGGAGATATTCATTATCGGAATGATCCTATTCAGCTTTTCTCCGTGGACGGTACTTCTCGGAATCGTGCATTGGTGCCTGCAACTTCGCCGGATGAGTAACGAAGAGACGGTGCTCCGGGCGGCATTTCCAGACTACCGGTCATATGCCGAGCGCGTCCCCAAGGTGATTCCGTTTTTGCCCATGCGCGGCAAACGCGCCACGGCCACTGGATGATTTCCTCGCTAGGTTCCGGCCGAGAGGCGACAGCGCCAGAATGGAGATGATCAGCCGTCATGGCGGCAAAGGCCGGGGCGTCATCGGTCACACCATCCCCGATCGCTCCATAATCATCTGGGTTGTAAATCGTCATGGGTCTTTATCCTCTCTCGAACGATCCGACGAGCGCGACGGCCATGGCCGCGGCGGCACTACCCTTCTGCAGGCGGTTTGCCATTCAGGTCTCCTGAGATTTTCTGCTGAACGAAGATGCGGGCGATGATCGCCGCAACGGCGAGAAGCCCTGTCGCCACCGACATGGCGAGCTGGATGTAGATGTTGCGAGACACCCAGGTGGCGGCGACGAAGGTGTAGATGGGCTCGATGATGATGAAGAGCAGCGCCAGCGCCATCAACCGCACCGACCAGGCACGCTTCAGCACCTCGCGCCAGTTATGGACGAGCATGGGTGGGCTCCGGATTTTAGATGTGGCGAGGCACCCGGCTCCTGGGTGGAGACGGGGTGCGGGCTGAAATTTCAATGACGCTTGGTCGTGTCCGTCGAACGAAAAGAGACACTAAATGCCGTTGATTGCGAGTCTTGAACGAATGGCGGTCACCATCCACGAGGCCGGGCGCAAGGAGCCAAACCTAAAAACCGCGTGGCGCGACTGTATGGATAAAACCTAGGCCGCGTATGTTGCTCACAAGACAAAGCGGGACGCGGTACGTCTCAAATTCGACCCCGCCTACAATCCGGATCCGGTTTAGGTGCGGTATTTGACGACTTTCGCCGGCGAGCCAACGGCGATCGCATAGTCGGGAATATCGGCCGTGACGACGGAATTTGCTCCGATCACGGCACCGGTCCCAATCGTGACGTTCATCAGTATTTTGGCACCCGCACCAATCCAGACATCATCACCAATTTCGACAAAGCCGATTTCGGCCTTCTGAAGCCTGATCGGTACGTCTCGCCTCATGCCGTGGCCGTGATCGATGATCTGGACATCGGAACCGATCAGCACATCATTGCCTATGGATATGCGATTTTTGGCAGTGATGATGTTGCGGCGCCCGATGACGGTGTTGTTTCCAATGAACACCTTCGGCTCGGGCATCGTGAGTTGGAAGAACGAATAGTCTTGGATCGTGACATTGCTGCCGACCTCAAGAACGGCGTGCTTCACCATCCGGAACTCGGCGCTGGGCTTGACGACTAGGTTCGAGCCGGCGCGGCTAAAGTAGCGAAATCGCTTGTAGGCGCTAACGAGACGCTGAAGAATTCCTCCGCGATTCCGGTACGACGCTTTATCGGCTGCCATGATTTCCTCCGAGTTCGGAGGTCATTAGCTCACGCCGTCAGTTATTGCCAGAGATCGCGTGTGCATATCCCCGCTAGAAGCTCGGGGGCGAGGTTGGTAAACGGGTTGCGTGGGTACCAGTTTGCGTGGGTCAGCCCAGCTTGAGCACCGTTGCCGCCAATTCCCTGAGGAGCAGCGACGGGGTCGCGATTCCAGGCAAATTCGATGTCGACTGCTAAATAAATATTAGTACCGATAGGTACGCTAATGGTTGCCTGTTGCTAAAGTTTTCGCTTCGCGGTTACTTCGCGAAATGCGATCAATTCCGAGTTCAAACAGAATCGAAGGCCTTGATACCGTCAGAGCAATTGCCGCTCTGTCTGTTGTATTCGCGCATTTGCTTGGCCCTTCAATGCCTGGTATTTCACGCTACATCTTCACGGGCCACCCTGCCGTCATCGCTTTCTTTGTGATCTCAGGATTTTGCATCCACTTCCCGTTCCGAGCGGCGGAATTGTCTACTGTAACCTTTCTGAAGAGGCGGTACGTCCGGATCATGATTCCAACCGCCGTGGCGCTCGTTCTCGCGCAGTGGGTCGGCATCCGCGCCTATAATCCGTTGGACGGCTATATCTTGTGGTCCGTGGTTTGCGAGGTCATTTACTATTCGCTCTACCCGCTGTTCCTTCCCATTTCGCGGAAAGTTGGGTGGCCGGCGATGATCGCCGTCTCCGTCATCGTCTCCTACGCCATCGTTATCGGTTTAGGCTCTGATGAATATGGCAGTGCGCAGAAATACGGGCCATCTTTGAACTGGCTCGTTTCCCTGCCCGCTTGGCTCATGGGTTGCTATCTGGCGCAGACATATCGACGCGGCGTGTTTGTTGGCAACGTCTGGCTTTGGAGGATCGCTACGGCAGCTACTGCATCCATCCTCTATTGGGCGACCATCAATACCCCTGCCGGCTTTTACCTGACGATGGTTCCCTTCGGGGTGCTGGCTTGTGGATGGATCATTTCGGAGACTTCGAACGCCGAGCGCGGCAACGCTGTTGCGGTTCTGGAGAAAGTGGGAGAGGCCTGTTTCTCCATTTACCTGATGCATGTCATTGCTGCGACAGTAATTGAGCGATTAGGAGTTGCCAGCCCGGTCCTTGTTTGTGCTGGCTCCCTTCTGATGATCGCCCCATTCTACTACTTCGTGGAAAAGCCCGCTCACGAACTTTCCCGGAGTATCGGAAGGCGATCGATCGCTAAGACGCTCAATTCACCGTAAGCTATAATTGCGCTGCGACTGCGAAAAAGTCGTCGATCTGTTTGCACTATCGCCCGGTCGGGAAGCAAAAAGGCATTATGCGCTCCTCCCGCACGGGAAATAGAAACCGTCGGCCCACACCCAGATATTGCCAACAGCTCCTGCGACCTGTCTGACTTGCTTGCTCGTGTTCGTCCAAACATCTTGGGTCCCTACGGCAAAGCCGCTTGCAACCTGGACGGCGCCTACGTTGCCACCATCGCCAGAGATGCCAGCAACAAGAATTCCCTGCGCCGGATCGTGGATCAGCACAGCATTGGTCGTCGCGGTCGATGTGAATTCAAACCGCAGCTTCGCCTTGACCTTCACCCCATTTGGCACTGTCAGCGCCAGGAGTGTCGAAGTCGTAGAGATAGCGGCGTTGATAGCGTCCCTCGCCGGCGTCACGAAGGTGTATTCGTCACGAGGATACAGGACAAACGGCCGAATGTTCGAGCTGGCATCGGTCAGCACGACGCCGATACATTTGACGATGGTAGAGCCGGTGAGCAGCGCCGTGTTGACTCCGGCGATCGTCGCAGAGGTCGACAGCACGATATCGAATGTCAAATCGTCATCCTTGCGTAGCGCATATGCGAAATAGGTTGCGTTCGCCGCGACCGAACCGGTGTCCAGACCACCGGCGCCGGTGCCGGCGGCGAATATCCCGTTCGTCCGCTTTGTGATCGACGACAGATTCGAGACGAAACTCGAGCCCAAACGAGCGGAGCCGGCGCTAAAATCGATATGAGTGTTCGGACTGCCGCTGTTGTTCGAAAGCGTGAGCCCGACGACGAAATCGCCTACAGCGGCGCTGTCGGCTTTGCTCGCTATCCTGGCGAAGAGTTTGTTGGTGAAGAAAGCGGCACCGGAACATATGATTTCGACGCTATAGCCATTTTTAATGACAAGCGTTGCCGCGCCGTCGATCGTCTCCGCGCCATTCGGATCGATCGTCACGTCGCCGCCATCGGCAATGACGGCATAGTGCCAGTTCGCGCCGAGCGTTGCGGCTGCGGTCAGGGTGAGCGTCGCTGCCGCGGTGAAGCGATGGATAGCGTTATCGTCGGACGCAAGCGCCGTGTAATCGCCTGACTTCACCGCGTAGACCGAAGCCTTGTCGAAGGCGACGTCGACCCCGTTCTGGGTGAACCCCAGAAACCCACCGCCCTTCAGATAGAGACCGGTTTGCGGGGTGGAGGCGAAGCCGACACCCGGGGCGGACACCGTTCCGCCTGCGGCCTTGAGGGGTGCGACCATCGGCGCCGAGCCGTCGCGCGGCAGCGAGTTGGTAATTTCGTTGCCGAGGTCGGTTGTCAGCGCGTTCCACGGCACGGGGTCGATGACCTGGCCGACAGAGGGTGTCGTTCCGGCGGGCTTGGAATAGACGCCGGTGGATGGATTTCTGGGCATTGACCTTCTCCAAAGAAAAAGGCCCCGCGAATTGCGAGGCCTCGAATCGTATAGTATCGGTTGCGGCATGCAGAGTGATCACGAGCCGAACCAACCGTCACACAGAGCGATCAAGATCGTCGCGATGCTCATCGCCGTCGTGACGTTTGCCTCATGGTCCCCGCTCAGGACAGGCCCCGCCAGGTGGGTGGTTGATCAGTTTCCGATCGAGTTGACCTTGTTTCTCGCCGGCGCTTTGACGGCAGGGCCGGCCTGTTTTTTTATATGGAAGCAGGCGCGGGCTAATTGCGAGGGACTTTATTTCAACGGCACCACCTGCCTGCCCGGCGCCACCCTCGGCCTGATGATCACGCTGGCAACATTGCTGCTGGTCGCCATCCGGATCCAGATCGTCCTTGATAACCGCTGGCATCATGTACCCCTCAGGCCCGCAAGCTTCCAGGAAGGATTTTTAATGAGGAAATTCATATCCATGACACTAGGGGCGATGATGGCCATTGGCGGAGCATCAGCGGCCGGTTACATGTTCCTGTACGCCGGCCAACCCGTCAAATTGATCATCTGGGCCATACCGATAAGCGTGATGGCACTAGGGGTTGCCATATTGTGGGAAGATCTGCGGGGATAGCTCACCAGCCACCACCGCTATTTTTGCTGCTGCCGAGCAAGCAACAGCGCGCGTACGAGTGCAGCCGCTTTCTCGGCGGCCGGTACCGCAAGCTGTTCGCGGAGATGGTTCATCGTCCCCCGCGGGTCTCGAAAATCCCGGCCTCGGGGGCGATGACCTGGCCGACAGAGGGTGTCGTTCCGGCGGGCTTGGAATAGACGCCGGTGGATGGGTTTCTCGGCATTCACCTTCTTCAAAGGAAAAAGGCCCATGAATTGCGAGGTCCCGAATCGTATAGTTTCGGTTGCCGCATGCGCGAGCGATCACGAGCAGAACCAACCGTCAAACGGAGCGATCAAGATCGTGGCGATGCTCACCACGATGTGACGCTTGCCTCATGATTTCCGCTCAGAACAGGCCCCGCCAGGTGGGTGGTTGACCAGTTTCCGATCGAGTTGATCATGTTTCTCGCCGGCGCTTTAACGGCGGGGCCGACCTGTTTCTTCGTCGGACGGAAGGATGCGCCTCGCGCGTTCCGGTCTTCCGAACCTTCTATCGACCGGACTCGAGACGATTTTCCGGCCGTTTTGACAGGCGCGGCGAACGGCGAGGGAATCTTCTTCAGCATCATCAACTGCCTCTCGGGCCGCGCGCTTGGTTTGATGGCCACGCTCGCAACATTGCTGCTGGTTGCCATACCGATCCAGATCGCCTTCGAGGGTGGCTGAGATTATTTATGCTCCTCGCCTGGCAAGAGCGGATAGACAGCCCTCCCCCCACCACCCTGGACGAGCGCGTTGATCAGCGCCATGCGTTGCTGGTCGATAATGTTTTCGGGTCCCAGACGCACAAGCGCCTCCATCAGCGCATCACGCTGGTCGCCGCGAAGCACACTCAACGGGGCGACTTCATCAGCAACGCGAGCTGCGTGGGCGCCTGCATTCCCCTCAAGGAGGGATCGCGCGAGACGGCGAGCTGTGGTCAGGCCGAGATCGGTCCAGCTCTTATCCGTTGGGATTTCTGGAGCCTTGGATACCTCGCCGAGATACTTCTCAAACCCAGCTTGCCTTGCCGTGTCAGCTGCGCTGGTTACACCATTTGCCGTGTCGGCAAAAAGCGCTTCGCGATCGATGGCATTGAGCGATGCATCGGCTTTTTCTGGCCCGAACATCATCCCCAGTTTTTCGCGGTTCCAGTCGCCTTTGCCGCGAACGATCTTGCGTAGCGCGTTCATATCACTGGCTTCGGTTCCGACCGCACGATAGATGTCGCCAAGCGTTCCCTGCCGCATGCGCGCCGACTCCGCAGAAGGACCTATCAGCGTACCCTGCGGTTCGGCACCCGTCACCAGTTTCTCCTGAAGCTCTGCGGGGCGCATGGCGCGCGGCCCATCGACGAGAACGGACTGCCCCTGCAGTAAACCCTCCCTTTGTCGGCCCAATTCGGCAAATTGCGCGTCAAGCTCCTTCACGCCGGAGGCAGATCGAGCAAGCCTCTCATCGAGCATCCCGCGAACGCCGCGGAGTGTTTCGAGGACTTCAGGATCGTCGGCAGTCTTCAAAATCCGATCGATTGCGCGGCGTGTTTCGTATGCTATGGCCGGGTCGGAAGAGACGGTGTCTTTCCCAAAGTCATTGAGCATGTTCCTGATGTTAAGGAGGTCACTCTGTTCACCACCTCGCCGGTACGGAATCAGTTTATCGAGATGCTCCGCAATGGGCGTAGAGTCGAAAGGCGGCCGCTCCTCAACCATAGGGCGGTACTGACTTTTCACCCGCTCCTGACCGGCTTTCAGCTCGCCCTCGATCGTAGACGGAACCGGATCTGGCCCAAAGTTTGTCTCGAAGTCCGACTTGAGACGGGCACCTGCCATAGAGCCACGCTCATTCAAAGGACCCACGACCTTGCTGCGCGTGGATTCCTGGGCCGCTCCACTCTTGGCGACGCCGCGCCATTCTGGCAAGATGTCCGCAAACATCGTCTCAGAACCGAACTTGTCGAAACGGTCACGAGCCGCGGCGAGCATATCCGGATCAGAAACTTTCGCGAGCCACTTACGAGAATCCCTTGTCAGGTCTGCAAGTATATCCCGCGCCGGCTTTGAAGCCACTTCTTCTCCAAGGAGCGCGCGGGTGAGCGCCTTGCCGCCCTGCGCAGTTGCTTTGACGCCGGCTCCGATGATTTCCCCCGCCAAAGGACCACCCAATCCAAGCAGCCCCCCCTCAATTGCGCCCCAGCGAGTTTTCTCAGAATCCCCGCCACTCCTCACATGAGCGTCCGCGGCGCCAATACCGCCGCCGGTCAAGCCCGAGATCAGCGAGCGAGCCAACATACTGCCCCCGCCAGCGCCGAATAATTCGGGCGCAGCCAGTATTGCTGGCACGGTGCCAACGACGCCGCCCGTTATCTGCGCGGCCTTATCGATGCCCGGGTTAGCCTTCTTTTCTGCTGCGTCCGTCTCGTGGAGTCGCTTGAGCACGTCGTCATAGTATTGACCTGTGAGACCAGCAGCTATCGCTGCTGGGATCTGGTTTAATCCTTCACGGATAATTGGCCCAGCGATTGGAACTCCCTCAAAGAGACCGCCAGCGGCGGTATGGATCATAGACCCAACGTCGTCGGCTGGCTTTGGAAGAGCGCGCGAAAGCTCATCCACGATCCGATCCTGCTCCTCCGGGGTCAGATTCAAAAAGCTTTCGTCGACCGGAACAATGTGGCCATTGACGGTGATTGACGCCATTATCGTTCAATGCTCCATGTGGATCGGTTGGATGTCTTGTTTGGTGTCGGAGGAGCGCCCCGCCTAGGAGCGGGGATCTGCATCTCATCGTTGGAGCCCGGAACCTTGCTACCGCCGAAGACTGAAGACAGCAAATCGGGAGACTTTGCCGACGCGCCCATCGGTGCGGCGGGATTGTCGGCAGCCCCTGCCCGCTGCCCTTCATTCTGCTGCCTGATCTCCAGCCCACCCATCAGCGCCTGCGCAAGCCGCGCCGCGCCCTGCCACGGAGATTGCACCGGGCTCATATCCATGCCCTGCTGCAGCATGGCGTAGGCCAGCCGCTTGCGCTGGTCGCTAAGATCGCCCTGCGTCTTGCCGGTATCGCCGCCTGAGATGGTTGGGATCATGCGACTGCCCTCTCGTAATCGACGCGGTCGAAACCGTCTGCGTGTTCCAACACGGCGTCCGGATGGAGCTCGCGGACATCGTCGGACATCAGGCCGATCTGCGTCGGGCCGCCGTCCTTGTAGCGGAAGGCGTAGACCGGCAGGCCATTGTCCAGCGTGCCGACGCGTTTGATGTCTTCCTTCAGCCGCCGGTCGGATTTCGCCCAGCCGCCCAGCAGCGAGCCGCCGAGACCGAACAGGCCGCCCATGGCGGCGTTCGACTGGGCGAGCTGCTGATTGTAGAGACCCATCTTCTGATTGAAATTCTCGTTGATCAGCCCAGCCTGGTCGACGGTCGGCAGTTGCGTCGTCGGCGTGTTGACATAGCTCGGCTGGTGGATCTGCGAGCCCGACATCAGCGCCGAAATCTCGTTCAGCGGCTGGTTTCGCTCGGTCAGGATCGAATTCTGGGCATTCGAATACATGTCGCCGAGATACTGGTCGGATGCGGCCTGCTTGCGCGTCGAAAAATCGCGCAGCGCATTGTCATAGGCGGCCGAGCCCATCGAGATGCCCTTGTCGGCAAGGCTCTGATCGAGGCTCGCCTGATCGCGGTCCCACTGGTTGTTGAAGCCGGACTGCCAGTGATCGTTGACATATTTGTCGACATTGCCGGCGCTGAGATCGACATTGGTGCCAAGAACGCCCGAAATCTTGCCGGTCTGGTCGTTGGCGAGCCTGGCAAGGCCGAGCTGCGTCTGCTGCGTCTGGTCGTAGATCGCCTGGTTCTCGGGCGAATAGGTCTGATAGGCCGAATAGGTCGGCAGCCGATAGGTCTTGCCGTTCTGGTCGGTCATCGTCTGATAGCCGGTGGTTTTGTATTCCAGCGAACCATCCGGCGTATACTGATTGGTGTGGCTGAGCCCCGCATTGGCGATGGCGGTGTCGACGTTGGTGGCCGTCTGTGCCGCTGCGGTCTGTGTCGGATCAGGCGCCTTCGGGGCCTTCGGCGTGGAGACCATAGGGAAAATCCTCTTTCATGATTGCGTAAAGCAGCGCGTCGCAGTCGCCGAAATAGGCTTGCTGGCGGCCTTCCAGCCGGGCGCCCAATCTTGCCAGAACCTTCTGGGCTTCGACATTGTCGGCATGGGTCCTTGCGGTAGCGCGGCGGCAGCCGAGCTGATGCACGACATAGCGAAAGACCGATCGCATCAGCGTCAGCGTCAGCCGGTCGGCGGCGAGCGAGACCTCGACGTCATGCTCGGTCCAGACGTTGAAGACGAAGCCGGCGATGATCCGGCCGCGGTCGATATGGGCGAGCGTGGTGTAAGGCGGGTGGAAGGTCACGCCGATCCTGTTGCCGACCCAGGTCGCGATCTCCTCGCGTGGTTCGGAGACGATCAAATCGGCGTACCTTTTTCATAAAGCACCGAGCCGCCGACCACGGCGGCTTCGGAGACGGAGCCTGATGAGCCCGAGATCAGCGCCCGGATCGTCGGCGCCAAGGCCGAACCCGCACCGCCGGCGGAGGCGAATTTGCGGACGAGCGAAATGCCGGGGAATTTCGCGACACCCCAGACCGCCGTCCCCCACTTCGCCGCCGCATTGTTTTCGACCGAGGACAGAAGCGCTGTCGGAATCTTGGTCTGGTAGTCCACCGAGATGCCGGCATACATCAGCGTGGAAACCCCGATCTGCGCCGTCACCCCGATCAGCTTCGAGAGCTTGGTCGAGAGGCCGTCGCCATAGCGGCTCCAGGCGCCGACCATCAGCGCGTCGATCGCCACGCCATTGTCGTTGGCGCCGACCTCGGCCTCATAAACCGTGCCGTCGCCCGCCCCGAAGAACAGCCGGTCCTGCCATGTCGCCCAGCAGGAGGCGGGCATGCCGACGAAGCGGCACCAGGCCCCGGTTTCGGTGTTCATCACATATTGGTAGGGGCCGAAGGAGGACGGCAGGTTGACGATCGCCATCTGCCGCGCCGGAAAGCTCGAAAGCTGCCACTCCTCTGACGTCGTGCCGGTCGCCGCAACGGTCTCGCGCCAGGTCGGGCCGATCTTGGCGGTGATCGCCCCGAGGCTGGTCGCACCCCGGTCGAGCTGCACGGCCTTGGTGATCGGCACGATGCCGTCCGTCGTCATGATCGCCAGATCGGCGCCGACCGACAGCAGGCATCGATCGGTGCCGAGCGGCCGGCCGAGCTTGAAGGTGCCGATCAGCCCCCAATTGGAAGCACTCGAAGGATCGGACCCCTGGAAAACGATCACCTCCCCTTCCGAGGAGATCAGCACCAGGCACTGCTGCAGGCCCGTCGAAACCGGAATGGTCCAGACGTTGATCGCAATCAGCGTGCCGCCATATTTCATGTTGCCGCCGACCGGCAGCACCGTCGCCGCGCCGCTGACGGCATCGGTGGCGAGATACCAGACATTGGTCGAATTCTTCTCGATGAACCACAGGCGCGAGCGATAAGCGGTGACGGCGATCAACAGCGAGGCGTCAGGAATGCCCGTGATCATCGTCGAGGGGACGTAAGGTGTGGCGACCGCGCCCTTTTCAAGCTGCGCATTGGTGACAGTTCCCGACACGGTGACGACAAGCGTGCCGGCCGCCGGCGTGAAGGTGAGCGACACCCGGTTGGCGACGCCCGTGCCGTTCAGCGTGCCGGTGAAGGCGCCGGAAAGGGTGACGGAGCCGGTGCCGAAGAAGCTCAGCGTATAGGCCGTGTTCCTGACGGCGACGTTCTGGGTGGCGAGCGTGGCCGTGCCCACCAGAAAATTATTCGTCCAGGCGGTGCCGTTGAAGAGCAGCGGCGTGTCGAGGCCATTGACGAGGCGCAGGAACTCCTGGCCGGCCGGATTGGTATATTGCTGCACCGACCAATGGGCGCTTGCCATGCCGGAGACGACGGGCGCACCGACGGCACCGCCCGCCGTCACGTCGAAGATCTTGTCGCCGGCGGCGGCAAAGAGCCGGTTGCCGACGCCGGAATAGGGAATGACCGTCTGCACGTCGGCGCCAAGCCCGGTGGCGAAGGCGAGGAAGCCATAACGGGCGCGCACCCGGTTGGCCTCGGGGAAAAAATTGTCGAGCTGAAAGGCCGCATCGGCGGGCATATCCGCCATCTCGACATCGGTTCGCCAGCCGCCGATCGGCGCGATCCAGTCTTTGCTTGGCGAAACGCGGCCGGTGCGCCCGTTTTGAGGGACAGGTCTGCGGGTCATGGGTTGGACACCGTGATCGTGCCGGGCCAGTAATTCTCAGGCGCCTGCCCTCTCGCCGGCAGCGAGAGGTCGACCGGGCTTGCCGCCCGATCGGCGCCGATCGCGGCTTCCTTGGATCGCTCGAAACTGGCGATCTCCTCGCCATAGTCGAGGCCCTTGGCCCGCTTCCAGCGCCAGATCAGCGAAAGTTCGAGGAGGTCTTCGGGGAAGCGGGCGGTGTCGGTGTCGCCAGCCCAATTGGCGGCATAGGTCGCCTCGCCATTCAGCGCCACCCAGAAGCCGGAAATATACGCGTAAGCCATCGTTTCGCCGGCAGCGTTCGGGTGGATGTCGAGCTTGCCGCCGGCCATGCGCCAGATCTGCGGCACCGGGTTGGAGTTGAGGATGCTGTTGCGCTGCCAGGTCTGCGGCTCCACCGGGCCATTCATCTGCCAGAGGCGCGAGGCGTTCCAGATCTTCGAATTGGCGGCGAAGCGGTCCCAGTCAGCGGGCGGCTCGGCCGGTTCGGGGTTGGCGCCCGTCGTTGCGAATTGCCGCTGCACCATCAGCGTTGACCAGTCATGCTCGCGCATCAGGTCGCGGCCGGCGCGGGTGGAGAGGATGCGCAGTTGCATGATCTGCGGATCCGCCGAGGACATGACGGCCGTCGGCGGATCGAGGTCGATTTCCGCGCAGACATTCTGAATGATGGTCAAGAGCGACATGCGCGGGATCTCCTCTTCAGGCGGCGACGCGGCCGCGGGACTTGGCCCCGGCTTGACGTTCGTTTTCGAGCGCCTCGAAGCGCGAGGCCATCTCCTTCATCTGCTCCTGCAGGCGTGTCACCTCGTCCTTCAGCCGCTCGTTCTCGGCGGCAAAGGCCGAGGCAGCACTCGAGTTTTCAGCGGTTGCCAGATAGGCCCGAGCGGCGGCGACGAGTTCGTTCGCCCCCATGCCGATCTTCTGCTTGACGGTGTCGGAGAGTGCTGCAAGCTGCTCGACGGTGTAGATATTGACCGCCTCCAGCTCCTTGATCTGGCTGGGTTTCAGATAGGGCCATTGCGCCAGCGGCGTTCCGGTCAGCTGCTCGCGGGCGGCGGCCCCTTCCTTGAAACGCTTATAGGCTTGGGAAAAACGCTGTTTGTCGTTGTCGGTCACCTCGCGATAGACTTCGGTGTGTTTGTCGCCGGAGATAAAGATGCGGACGAATTCCTTGTCGGCAAAGATCGGCCGGCCCTCCTTCTCCGTCAGAAAGGTCTGCTCGACCGGTTCGAGGCTGAAGGAGGCATAAATTCCGGTGTTGCTGTCGGGCATGGTGTTTGTCTCGCTGTTGATGGCGGGGGAAAGGAAGCGGGCGCCGAAGCGCCGGCTTGATGTCGGCTGGCTGCCCCTCACCCTAGCCCTCTCCCCGTTCTGACGGGGAGAGGGGACGTGCCCTACGCGAGGTTGGTGGGGAACGGAGAGGTAGCGGCATATCCCCTTCGCCCCGCAAGCGGGGAGAAGGTGGCGGCAGCCGGATGAGGGGCAGGCCGCGTATGGATAGGTCGACGAAACGGGCGCCGAAGTGCCCGTCGACGTCTTGGTTTAGTTCACCTTCGACAGGAACGGACGCATCAGCGTTGCCTCGAGCACACCCGTCGCCGTGATGGTGATGCCGGTGCCATTGGCGGTGGCGTTGGCCGACAGCGTGATGCTCTGGACGACGCCGTTCGGGCTGTAGGTGATGCCGGCGATGGTGGTTCCGCCTGATATGCCGGTGCCGGAGACAGCCGCACCGATGAACGGGCCGGAACCGGCGTTGAGGCCGGAAAGGCTCGTCAGCAGGTTGGAGCCGTTGACCGTGGTTGCGGTAAAGGTCTGGTTGGCCGCCGCAAAGTTGACGTTGGCGATGGCCTTGGTGGTTGCCGTGGCGGATGCCGGGGCGCTCGCCTGGCCTGCCGTGGCGGTGGTTTCGGCAACGACGAGGGCCGCCGTTGCGGTTGCCACCTGCGACGGCGCCTGGCCATTGCGCTGCAGCCAGATGTAATAGGTGCCTGGTGCAAGCGTGATGGCACCGACCGGCCCGCCGGTCAGGGTCGGAGGCTGGGCGGCACCGGAAAAGACGCCGCAGCGCTGGCCGACGACGGCGGCCGCCGTGGTCAGCAGCGAAGCGACATAATCCCTGGTCCACTGGAACCACTGGCCGGGCTGAAGGGTCGTCTGCGAGGCCAGCACAAGCTGGCAATAAACCCATTCGGATTCGCGGTCTCCGCCGGCGACGGCGCCGAGGGAGAAGTTCGGGCCCGGAATACCGGAGCCGGAAACGATCGGGCCTTCGACGACGAACGGGTTCGCGCCAAGACGATCGGACTGGATTGAAGCGACCGACATTTGCTTTTCCTTTCGTTGACGATCAGGCGAACAACACGCCCTGCAGGAAGGCGTTGTTCATGGTGAGGTTGCCGGCGAAGCCCATGAGCTGCACGAAGGCATCCTGGTTGGTGTTCATGCGCTCGTCGCCGATCGGAGCCATGTCGCGGTCGCGGTGCGGGCGGTAGAACAGGTACTTGGTGTTCAGGAAGAACATCTGGTTGAGCGGCGCACCGCCGCCGAAGCCGCCGTCGAAGATCACGTCGGCGCCCATGTATTGCAGCGACTGGAAGCCGGCCATGCCCTTGTCCGCCGAGGTGATGCGCTGGATCGCCTGCAGCGATTCCCAGTAGAGGCGGAAGAAGTTGTTGTCGGCGACGACAAGGTCAGGCGCGTCGGAGCCGCGAACGCAGGACATATAGAGCCGGTTCATATAGCTCTGGATGTTGGCATTCGAGGCGGCGGCACCACCATCGGCCGAGGCCGAGAATTTCTGGTTGCGCCAGAAACCCCAGGTGGCGCGCGAGATGCCGCCGACGGTGCCTGATGTCGGCGAGGTCGAGACCAGTAGCTGCAGGCCGCCGATCTGACGCCCGCCATCGGCCGTGCCATCGGAATAGCAGTCGAGCGCGATGTTGTTCTTCAGCGTCGTTTCGGCATTCTCGATGCGCTGCTCGAGCAGATCGAGGATCGCATCCTCGCCTGAATTCTGCAGCTGTTCGAGGCCGGACATGGAGACGGCGACCGCGGCCTGCTTGAGGTCGTATTCGGCAGCGGTGATGACGTCGGAGGGCTGGACGTTCAGGATATCGTAGCCGGAATAGCGCTTGAAGGTGCTGTTTTCCTGGTACTGCAGCTCCTGAACGATGGTGCGGCCGCCGGAGATGGGCTTCTTGCGGCCACGGCTATTCAAACGGGTGAGAAGACCATTGTTCTTCGTCACGTCGTCGGCGACCGTGCCGCTGCGGTTGCGCAGCGTCGTGGTCACGATTTCAGAAAGGTTGGGCGAAATCGGCATTGATCATTCCTTTGATCAGACTTGACCGCGCGAAAAACGCATGGCGTCGCGCAGCGAGTCTCGGATTGAAGTGGGCTGGCCTCTTGCCGCATCGCGGGTCGGGCCCGGCGCGGAAGATCCAGAGATGGATCGCGAGGCGCGGCGGGCTTGATCTGCCGCTGCTGCCCTCTGGGCTTGCTGTTGATGGACGGGCGCCTGCGCAGTCTGGCTGATCAACTGCCGGCGAATGTCCGGGCGCATCCAGCATGCGGCGTCGTAGGCGTCCTGAAGCGATGATGCCCGCCCTGCGTTGATAAGGGCGATCATGTCGTCCAGCACATCATCGGCGTGCGCGTTTGCCGGGTCGGAAAGGAAGGCATCGACTTGAGTTTCGGTGTCCCTTTTCCGTAAAACATGTTCGACCGTCGCCTCGACGTTGACGTGTCGAGGCTGCGGTCCTCCTTGCTGTAGTCCGGGCTGTGGTCCGGCCTGCTGCGAACTCCGCTGCAGGACGTGATCCATCTGGCCATTGACCAGGGCATGAAGGTTGACGCCGGCCATCCTGGCGACGTGAACGACGGTGTTGACGGGATCGTGGATGAGCGCCTTTTCCCAGTCGATCGCCCGGCGCATGACATCGGCATGGGTCATGCCGGCCTGGCGGATGAGTGGCGTGAACTCTTCGAGTCCTTTGTAATCCTGCAGGACGCGGAAGCCGTTATCGACCTCCTGTTCGCGCTTGGTAATGGCCGCCTGCACTTCCCCGGGAAGGGTCGCGAATTGCGCCTTGGCTTCCGCCGACCAGCCGGGCGGAACCCGGCTGCCGATGCCTGTCGGCTGTTCCCGGGTCTGCATCTGGGTCTGGGCTTGGGCTTGGGGCGTCTGTTGAGCGGCGTTTGCCGCGGGCGCCTGCCCTGCCCTCGCCGCTGCGGCTTGCTCCTGCCCCTTGGCCAGGAAGCGGCCGTTTTCCCCGTCGCGCGGCTGGCCGGTTATATCGCCCGGTCCATTGCCTTCGACGGTGTCGATCGCCGCCTTCAGGCTGTCGCGGATGCTGACTGGCCTTTCGTCGAACGCGCCAAAATCTTCGCTGCCGTTGCCGGCCTCGTTCAGGTCTTCCATGTCCATGTCGGAAACTTCCTTTGTCGGGGATTGATGCCCGTAAAAACAAAAGGTTAGAGCAGTTTGTTCTAGGCGTTGTATTCGGCGTGAACCCGCCGCAGCTCCTTGCGGATCTCGGCACGATCGGTCTTCGGCTTCTCGATCGGCTGCGGCTTTTCGTTGCCGATCTCGACCACGCCGGCCGCTCGATAGGCCGAACGCAGCTTGGCCTTCGAGGTGTAATGCCTGCCGTCATGCATCGACTGGATGTCGATGCTGTCGCTGACGAAATGCGGCGCCGGCAGATCGGACTGCGCCGGATTCTCAGCCGGCATGCAGTTGTGCGGCCATTTGTCGAGCTGGTGCCAGCCGCCGCAGACGCGGCAATAGCGTTCTCTCATGGTTCAACCCCAATCATTGATAGGCGGGCTGTTGCGCCTGGAGCTGCTGCAAGGCCTGCGCCGCCGCCTCACCGCGCGCCTGTTCCACCACGGCGCGATGCTCGATTTCGGCTTGCGCCACACCAAGCTCGGCTTTCCGCTGTTCCGCACCCGCCTTCACCTCTGCCGTTTTCAGCTTGATCATCTGCTCGGCCGGCGGCTCCGGCGGTTGCTTCGGCGCGGTTGCGGCCTCGGAGAGCTGGGCGCCGACCTGCTCCAGCGTGCTTTCGAGCTGGCGCCCGGCCCTGAAGCCGCGGGCGGCAAAGAGCAGCGTCTCGACCATCACGGGCACCAGCATCGGGTTCTGTTGTGCCATGGCGCCCGCCTGCTGCAGGAAGCCGCCGATCATCTGCACGAATTCCATGCGGCGCTGCTTTTCGGCGTCCTCGTCGGGCTCGATGGTCGAATCCGTTTCGATGTCGATCTGGAAGCCGCGAATGCTGTCATTGCGCAAGAGCTGCACGACCTCGTCGATCGTCGGTTGCTGCATCATCTGTTGAAGCTGCGGCGGCATCTCAGGTGGCGGTGGTGCGGGTTGCCCCATCTGCTCGGCCCGAGCTGCGGCCTGCTGCGCCGCCATCTGCATCTGCTGCATCTGCATTTGAACCTGCTGCTTCTCAACCATGCTGGGAAGCTTGATGCCGCTCACCAGCATCAGCGTTTCCGGCTGGAACTGGTCGCAGATGATTTCGCCGGCAAGGCGGATGATGTCACGGGCGAAGCGGGCAAGCTCGGACTGGCGGTCGCGGATGCGGATCGAGCCCCATTGGCTCTTGATCCGCTGCGCCGTCGCCGTCTCCGACGCCTGGGTATCGCCGCGGACGATGTCGGAGATGCCGGTGATCTGGTAAACGTCCTCGATCAGCTGCTTGCGGGCCTGGATGCAGGCGATGATGACCTTCTGCACCTCATCGATCGGCAGCGTCACGATGGCTTTCGAGCCGCCCTTGTCGGTGAAGGCAGCCCATTCCGGGATCGGCACCATGACGGTATCGTTTTCCGGCCGCATCGCCTTCTCGATCGCCGGCGAGATCGCACCGTCGCCGGAGGGATAAAACACTTTCAGGCGCAACTGATCGGTCAGCTTGTTGACGCGCTTCGTCAGCAGATCGATCTCGTCGCATTGCTGCTGATAATAGACATAGTCGGGCACCGGGATCAGCGAGCTCGTCGACATCGTTCCATAGGCCGGGCGTGGGCAAGGCCAGAAGTGTGTCAGATCCAGCGGCGGCTCCGACACTTCGAGCGCCACCGGCGCGCCATCGGCGATCCAGACGGTATAGTTTTCGCTCTTGCACCAGATCTCCCAGACATGGGTCTTGCCCTCGTTCTCGGCGCGCTCCGTCTGGTTGGTGCCCTTGTTGCTGCCGGCAGCTTGCGCCTGGAGCGATGTCATCGCGTCCGGGCCGAACCGCTTCTCCATCTCCTCGTCGGTCATCGGAACGCGCCGCGCAACCCATGTCACATCCTTCCAGCGCCGCGCCGGCGAATGCAGGAAATCGGACCAGTGCACATAGTCGATGCAGACACGCTCGTCGCTGATTGCCTCCGGCGGAACGCCATTCTCGCCCATGCCGCCGCCGGGCAAGCCACCGAGCAAACCCGCGGGCAAGCCGCTGGGGAGACCTGCGGGCAAGCCCCCATTCGCCGGCGCGTCGGAGGGCTGGACGCCCATGTCGAGCGGCTCGAAATCGGCCTCATAGCGCAGCCACACCGTGCCGCGGGCACAGAGCAGGAAATCGTCACGCACCGCCCGCATGATCGAATCGATATCGGCTTCATCGCCCATATAGGCGAGATTGCGTTCGACCAGTTCCGAGGCCATGCGTGCCACCGGCTGGGCGTCCTTGAAGCGGCGCTCGACGACCGGCTGCGGCACCCGGGCATAGACGGCCGGCTGCAGCACCGAAGTGTTGGCCCACAGCATCGGGAACCTTCGCTTGGCCGCATTCGTCTGCTCGGACTGCTGGTCGAGATAGATCTTCTCGATCTTGACGCAGCGGTCATGCCAGGATTTGATATAGCGCTGGGCGCGCTCGAGCTCCTGCTGCCACCGGGCGCCGACCTTTGCCAGGTCCCATTGCTGCCCGCCCGCCAAAGCCGTTGTTTCGTCTTCCATCAAACACGCTCGCTATATGCAGGGGTTGCTGCGACGAAGTCGTTGAACGTCGTCGTCTGTAACGTCGGCAGTCGCTTGGGTTCCGGCTTCAGCGGCTCTGGAGCGAGGCCGGTGAAGATGATCGCCAGCCCGCCGAAAGCGTCGGCACCGTGCGAGGCCCAGTTGTGCAGCGGCTGGTCGCGGAAGACGCTCAAATCCTCGTCCCAGTCCTTGCGGTAATTCCGCAGGCACTTGATGCCCTGGATGCAGCCGGCCTGGTCGAACTCGATCTTTGCCAGGATGCGCCTGGTGCCGTTGATCCGGTCATGGACATAGGCGCGCTCGATCTTGCGGACCGTGCCGAGACCGCGGACCTTGACCTCTCTCAGCATCACCTCGATGCGGGTCATGCCGCCGCGCGTCCATTCCCTGACCTTGATGTCATGCGGCATATTGTGGATGCCATAGATATAACCATGCTCGGCGCCGCGCCGCTCCAGCTCATCGAGCATGCCGTCCATGCCGGTGCCGGTATGCTCGAAATAACCGATCATCCGCACACGGCCGGGCAACACCTGAAACAGCCAGACGCTGTTGGTATCATCCATGCCGATGTCGGAAATGGTGTGGACGGGATAACCGTCGACATGCGGGAAGACCCCGATGCGCTCTTCGGCATCGGCCACCGCCATCTGGTCGGCGTAATAGGCGCCCTCGACGCTCGCCTCGAAGGCTTCCGCCGGCGTCGAGGGATATTCGCGCTTCATGTCGCCGAGCTGGGTTTCGGCCTTCTTGACGTACCAGGCCTTCTGCCCATCCGTCAGCGTGATGCCCTGGTCGGCCAGGTTGCCGAAATACTTTGCGAAAGCATCGCTGATGATGACGCCTTCAGGCGCGATCGCATATTGCGGCTCCTTCCACCAGGGGAAGAAATGGAACTTGAAGTCCAGTTCGGTCAGCTCTAGCGCCTGGCGCTGCTTGACCTGGCCATCTTCGCAGAGCGTGTAGAAATGCCCTTCCTGGCCCTCCGCCGTGCTTTCGACGAAGACCAGCTGGCCGGCCTGCACCGTATTCAAAGCGCCTGTGCGGACTTCCCTCGCCTTGCCCGGATATTTCGCGCAAAGCTTTCCATATTCGGAAATATGAAGATATTGCAGCGTTCCCGAGCGCAGTGAGGTGCCGACACGGATGCTCGAATTATTGCCAAGCAGCAGTTCGGTCTGGTTGCCCCTGACCACAGGCACGGCGTTACGGATACCGTCGGGCAGATTGTCATAGGGATATTTGATCTTGTCCCGGAAGATCGTCTGCACGTCGCCGAGCGTATGGGCGATCGTGCCGGCGCGGATATCCCGGTTGAAGACGCAGGCATCGAGCATGAAGATCTGAATGAAGGTCGTGAGACCGAGCTGGCGGGCCTTCAGCAGCACATTGAGGTAATGCATCTGCTCGAAAAAGGTCATCTGCGTCCAGTTCATCTCGAACCTGACGCGTTTGCCTGATTTGTCGGTGATCCAATAGAGGTTGTTCAGACGCCAGCGCCAGTCGGAAAACTGGTCAATTGCCGTTTGGAAGTCCGCGCGTCTTGCCATTGATATCTTCCAGCAATTGCGAAACCTCGCCGGTGACGGCGCCCTGGTCGGGCTCGACCTTGGAACCGTATTTCTTCGGCTTCAGCTTCTCGGCGACCCATTGGCGGGTGGCGATGCGGAGCTGCGAACGCCGGATGGCCTCGCCATTCTCCTGCCAGCCGGTGGTCTCGCCGCTCGCATTCTTCTTTTCGATCCAGTCGTCTGCGCGGTCATCGGCAATCTCGACCATCTCGTCGACAAAGCCGTCCGCCTGGATCTCGCGCGCCAGGGCGTATTTGGCTCGAAAACCGCCCTTGTCCTCATCGGCGAGCCAGGACAGCACGCTCGACATCGCCGGCATCTCTTCATCCCGGCAGATCGACCGGAGGCTTTCCCTGTCGGCGATGCGCTCGCAAATCCGGTCAGCAATCGCCTGGGTGAACTTGATGGGTCTGCCCATGAGGCGCCGCTTCTGGAGGGTTCTAGAACAACGCGACGATGTTGGAGGCCGTCGTCCCGGTCAGCGCCACGACGGCGGCGTGAACCGGCAGGATCGTCCCGGCCGGCACGCTCTTGAAGATGACAGGATCCATGTCCCGGCGCGGCGCAATGGCAACATCGCCCGCCGTGCCGATATACAGCGCGCGCGCACCGACAATGGCGGTATCGTTCGGCGTTACCAATGCCGCCCGCGAGGCCGGAGCAATCGAAGGGTCCATTACAGTTCTCCTTATGAGAGGCGAGGCTTCCAGCGGAGTTGATTTTTGTATGTACATTTATTTGCATGACGCCGCGAATTAATGTACATACAAATTATGAAAATCAGCTGGGACGAAGCGAAGAGGATTGCCAATCTTCAGAAGCATGGCTTCGACTTTGAAGACGTGTATTTCTTCGACTGGAAGAATGCTGTCATCACCACCAGCCATGGCGGCCGCTTCAAGGCGATCGGCTATTATGAAGACGGAACCGCTGTCGTCGTCTATGCGCTGCTCGGCAGCGAGGCCGTTTCGATTATCAGCTTTCGTCCAGCCAGCAACAAGGAAAGGAAGGTGCTTCCATGA